AGGAATTTGACTAATGGCAACAATACAGAATATTACCATTGACCAAGACGCTGATTTCACACAAACTTTGACTATCAAAGATTCAACAGGAACAGTTGTAGATTTAACAGGAAGTACAATTACAAGTAAGTTAAGAAAGACTCACTTATCTTCTAGTGCTACAAGTTTTACTACTGCTCTTGTAAGTGCGACAGACGGTACTTGCTCAATAACTTTAACAGACACGGTAACTTCAGGTCTTTCTGAAGGTAGATATGTCTGGGATTTAACTGAAACAGATTCAAGTGGTATCATCACTAGAAGAATTGAAGGAAGAGCAACAGTCACACCAAGCGTGACTAGATAGTTATGTCAACTCAAAAATACATCAATAGCAATTGGCCAGGTTTACAAGAGAAAGTAAAACTTGAACAAGTTGATAGTGGATTAGAGATTGATATAGATATTGAACAACAGATAACTCAACTACAAGAAGCAAGATTAGCAGGTGAGTTAGAAAAACCAGAACAACTATCTATTGATCCTGAGAAACAAATAAGTGAATGGCACCTTGAAAAAGGATTAAAGACCTTTCTTAATAATGTAGAGTTTGAAAAAGAAGATTTAGATAAGAAGATAAAAGAAGAAGACGCTAAGATTTCTGCTTTAGAAGAAATGTTTGGTGGTTTAATTAACAAACCTAAAACAGAAAAACAAATTGAAGTAGAGAATACTGAAGCCATTTCTGAATCATCTTTCAATGAAATATCTGAGGAAGAGAAACAAGAAAGAGCACAGGCAAGATTAAATGTTCTATCTGAATTATTTGAGAAAAAGATAATAGAAGAAAAAATTGAACAAGAGAAAGTCAAACAAGAAAGACTAGAAGAAGAAAGAAAACAAAAATTATTAATTGACTCTGGTTTAGAAAAACCAAAAGTTGAGATTGACGCTAAGACACTAGAGGCACAGAAACTAGTAGAAGAAAAATATGGACAGGCAGGTTCTTTAGCACTTCAAGGTCTAATGAGTGCTTCTGCCAAAGACATAGAAGCAGACCCTCTAATAGTTGACAAAGTATTAAAGCATATTTCAGAAATGAAAGTTGCGAATGAGTTAGACAAAGACAAGATGAAGTCTTTGAAATCGATTGACTCACTAGATAAATTAACTAAAGAGTTTTTAAACTTTAAGAATTTAACTTCTATTCAATTATCTACTCTTGGCGGTGGTGGTGAAGTTCGTTTAGAAAATTTAGATGATGTTCAAAAAAGTACTGCTGTTGTAGATGGTAAGTTTTTAAAATATAGTTCTTCTGACGGAAAATTTATTGGTGCAGACGCTGGTGCTACAGAATTAACTGGCGTGACTGCAGGTACAGTTTCTGCTAGTAAAGCAGTAATTGTTGACTCTAGTAAAGATATTACTGGATTTAGAAATGTAACCATTGCTGGGGATTTAACAGTACAAGGTACAACTACTACTGTGGATTCTACAACAGTTAATATACAAAATGCGTTTGTGTTTGAAGGTGCAACAGATGACGCACACGAAACAACATTAACAACAATTGATCCTACTGCTGATAGAACAATTAAATTGCCAAATGTTTCAGGAACTATACCTGTTTTGGCAGCAGAAAGTTCAACTGCTATTACAGCAACACCTACTGAATTAAATCATGTAGATGGTGTGACAGGAAATATACAAACTGCTTTAGACTTAAAAGCAACAAAAGCATTTGCAATTGCACAAGCAGTTGCTCTAGGATAACTAAATAGTATTATAAGGAAAAATTATGGCCGTACCAAGTACAAAAGCAACATTAAAAGAATACTGCTTAAGAGCATTGGGTAAACCTGTTATCGATATAAATGTTGATGACGATCAGGTTGATGATAGAATAGACGAGGCAGTACAATATTTTTGTCAATATCATACAGATGGTGTTGAGAGAATGTATTTAAAATATTTAGTGACAGAAGCTGATGTTACTAGAATGACAACAGATACATCTGAATCAATTACACAAGGTAGTGTGACAACAGCATGGAAACAAGGAGCTAATTTTCTTGTTGTTCCTGCTTCAGTAATTTCTGTTGTAAATGTATTTCCTTTATCTGATAGAGCAAATTTAAATATGTTTGATGTTAGATATCAATTAAGATTAAATGATTTATATGATTTTTCATCTACAAGTATTGTACACTATGAAATGACAATGCGTCATTTAGATTTTTTAGATCATATACTAGTTGGTGAGAAACCAATGAGATTTAATCATCTATCAAATAAACTATTCATTGATATGGATTGGTCAAGAGATATCACAGCAGGTGAATATTTAATTATGGAAGTTTTTAGAAAATTAAATCCAGATGACAATACAGATATGTATGATGATATCTATTTAAAAAGATACACAACAGCATTAATCAAAAGACAATGGGGACAAAACCTGTCGAAATTTAATGGTACAGCAATGTTAGGTGGAGTGACACTTAATGGACCTGAATTATTTTCTACGGCAATCGCAGAGCAACAAAAACTTGAAGAAGAAATTAGATCGAATTATGAAGAGCCTGCACATATGCAACAAGGATAAAAATTAAATGCCAACTAATGTTTATTTCAGCACTGGCACTACATCTGAGCAAAGACTATATGAAGACTTAATTATAGAACAGCTTAAGATATATGGTCAAGATGTTTATTACTTACCGAGAAAGATAGCAAATAAAGATACTATCTTCGGTGAAGACCCTGCTTCGTCTTTTGATGATTCATACATTATAGAAATGTATGTTGACAATACTGATGGATACATGGGTGAACAAGAGATAATCAAGAAGTTTGGTTTAGAATTAAGAGATGATATTAAGTTTACTGTATCAAAATTGAGATGGGAAACTTTAATATCTAACAATGGCGATCTAGTTGCTGAACGACCACAAGAAGGCGATCTAGTATATTTTCCTACAACAAAAGCATTCTTTGAGATACAGTTTGTTGAACACGAACAACCTTTCTATCAACAAAGTGCTTTACCTGTTTACAAATTATCTTGTACTAAATGGGAATACAGCTCTGAAAGAGTTGATACAGGCATTACTTCTATTGACGCTGTTGAGGACGCATTATCAACAGACACAATGAACTTTCAGTTTAGTTTAGAAACTGGTACATCTGCCTCTGGTGCAATCACACTAGAAAGTGATATTGGTGAGATAGGTTATCTTATTAATGAAAGCTTCACAATGTCAGCACAACAACCTGTTGATCAAGGACAAGCATTTGAAACTGCTGCTGGCACAAACACATCATCTACTGCTGATGATATATTAGATTTTAGCGAAAGAAACCCTTTTGGAGAAGTTGATGATTATTAAATATATTTTAGAAAAAATCAATCACTATTCTACTGCATTGACAAGTTGGTCATGGCAGAAATTATATGGTGATAGAAAAAAAGGATATGGGTATAAAAATTATGGAAAGAGATAGACATAGACAATTGATGGACTTTCATCAAAAAAGTTTAAGAGAACAAAAAGAAATACAATTAAGTAGAAATCTTAAAAAAGAGGTGACTACTGGTGCAAATGGCACACAGAAATATATAATTAAAGAAGGACCTAATAAAGGTAAGATAGCAGACAAAGGACAATAATGTTTGGACAACATTTCTATCATAAAACAATCAGAAATACTGTAATTGCATTTGGTACGATATTTAATAATATCAATATCAAACGATTGGATTCTAGCGGAAATCCTTTACAGACTATTAGAGTGCCATTATCATATGCACCTAAAGAAAAGTTTATTGCAAGATTAGATCAAAACTCAAATTTAACTGGAGACGATTCAAGTGTGGCGATTACTCTACCTCGTATGTCCTTTGATGTCGTTGGTTATGCTTACGATGGCTCTCGTAAGTTAAATAAAAATCAGAAACATAGTGTGGCTAAAAATGCCACTGGAGATGAAAAAAAAGTATATACTCAATATTCTCCTGTGCCATATGATGTAAGTTTTGAATTAAATGTTTTTACTGCAACCTCAGACGATGGTCTTCAAATCATAGAGCAGATACTACCATACTTTCAACCAGACTATACAGTCACTATGATTATTGATAGAGATTACATGGATACAAAAAGAGATATTCCTTTTATATTAGAAAGTGTTGATTATGAAGATAGTTATCAAGGTGCATTAACTGATAGAAGAAGAATTATATACACATTAAAATTTACTGCAAAAATATATCTATATGGACCAATTAGTTCAAGTGCTATTATAAGAAAAGTATCAGCAGATTTATATACTAATACGGCAGATCAAAGTCCATCTCGTAGTGAAAGAGTGACAGTCACTCCTAATCCTACAAGTGCTGACAAAGATGATGTTTATACATACACAGAAACGTTAGAGTTTTTTGATGATGGTAAAAACTATGATGAAGGAACTGGTAACGATACATAATAACAAAAGGTTTTAAAATGAGTAATATTGACGACAAGTTAAATGAAGTACTAAACATAGCAGAAGAAGTGCTAGATAAAACAGAAGAAAAGAATCCTTTAGAGATTGCAAAAGAACCACCTAAACCTGTCGCACCACAAAATGATGATGTTGATACAGACTTTGATACTGGTAGAGGAGAACTTTACAAGTTATTAGAAAAAGGTAACGAAGCAATAGACGGAATACTTGCATTGGCAAAAGAAGGTGAACACCCTAGAGCATATGAAGTGGCAGGACAATTAATTAAAGGTCAAAGTGAGATTGCACAAAATCTATTAGACTTACAAGATAAACTTAAAAAAATTAAAGATGTAAAAGAACTAGGACCAAAAAATGTTACTAATGCTTTATTTGTAGGTTCAACAACCGAACTACAAAAAATGATAAAGAAAAACAAAGATCAAAAATAATGGCAACTTTAGACCAATACTTAGGTAATCCTAATTTAAAAAAGGCTCACACAAAAACACGATTTACTAAAAAACAAGTAGATGAAGTGATGAAGTGTCTTGAGGATCCTAAATATTTCATAGAACACTATTTAAAAATTGTCACAATTGATAAAGGTCTTGTACCTTTTGAGATG